CCGTCTGGTGGCGTCGAACAATGGCGTGAACTGGTTGCGTCGATATTCCCGGCGCACACCGTTGACGGAGTGCTAAGGATTATGACGTGTGAATCAGGCGGCAACCAGTTCGCAACCGGCGGCGCGGGCGAGCGCGGTTTGATGCAAATTCATCCATCCAACCAAGGTTCATCATATGACCCAACCACCAACATCTATGCGGCGTTACGACTGTCGGGCAATGGCACGTACTGGTCGGCATGGGATGGCCCAACACCGGGACGCGGAACCGGATGGTTCAATGGTGCGTCATGTCGTTGATGTGTTTGGCGCAGTCATTCGATTGGGATGCGTTTGTTGTTATCTGGCGTTGGATGCTTGCGTATCCACATCTACCGATAAGCTGAAAGGGGAAGGCACATGGAACAGGCGATAGACAACATCACGTTTGAACGATGGAACCGAAGCGCGAACGACAAGGGTTGGGCATGGTCGGTTTTCGACGGCGACCAACAGGTCGGAAGTCTTTGGGTAACCGGCGTGTCGCGATGGTTCTGCCAGACCGTCGCAACCGACGTGCGCTATGGGCGCGTAGTCGGGTACGACAACCCAACGGAGTGCATACGGTATCTGGTGCAGCGGGCGGTCAATTTTGACCCGGCGTGCCTATCCGTGACACCCTAGGCACGTTCCGCTGCGCCTGTTGCGGACGCCATCGGACGCCGGGACTGTTCATCGTCCCGGCGTCTTGGTATGGTGACTGCACAGATGGCGCGCGAAACAGCAGGCGCAATGAACCGGGATGGAACGACAATGACGGCACCGCAATGGGTAGACCAATCAGCGGCGCGAATGAACCCAACTACTGTGCGCGGCGCGTACAAGCTGTCGGTCGAAGCGTGCAAACGGATACTGGACGCATTTGAAATGGGCGCATCGTTCGATGTCGCCGGAAGGTTCGCCGGGATTAGTGCGCGAACCTTGCACCAATGGAACGCACAAGGCAAAGCGGATATTGCAGCGGGACTGGACACGGAGTACGCGCAACTGGCGAACGCAATAGAGATAGCGCGCGGCGAAGCGGGAATGAAGTACCTTCGCAATATCGAGAATGCGATACCGAAGGACTGGCGCGCAGCAGCGTACAAGCTGGAACGAATGTTCCCTGAATACGCGAAGTCATCTGTGACCATCAACAACACCAACAACAACAGCGCGGAAGCGGGCATTACTGTTAGCGAAAGCGAGTACGATAATGCTCTACATTCCGTTACCGAAGTCGTCGCGCAAATTCGGCGTTCGAGTACCGACCAATCGGGACGCGCTTTGGACGACGGTATACCTGATGACGGGTATTCGGATTCCACGGACGAAGGTGTGTGAAGAACACTGCGCGCCATTCGATGCGTTCGCAGATGCGTTCTTTGCGGAGTCACCAATAAGCGTGTGGAAAGCGTCGCGCGGTTTCGGCGGTAAGTCGCTGATGCTGGCGACGTTAGGCTACGTCGAATCAACGGTACTCAGTGCGAACGTCAACATCCTAGGCGGAAGCGGCGAGCAATCAGAACGCGTCCATAAGTACACGAATAGATTTTGGGATGGCGACACTGCGCCGCGCGACCTACTGGTGAACGAACCGAGTGAACGGCATACGCGACTGAACAATGGTGGTTCCATTGTGTGTCTGAATGCGTCGCAGAAATCGGTACGCGGCGAGCATCCACAAAGGCTGCGACTGGACGAAGCGGACGAAATGGACTTGTCCATCTTCGACGCAGCAATGGGTCAGACCATGGAAGATACCTTGCGCAACAAGGACGTTGAAACGCAGACGGTCGTTAGCAGCACGCACCAGTACAGCGACGGCACCATGACCGAGATACTGCGACGTGCGAGCGCGAACGGTTGGCCGGTATTCGAGTGGTGTTACAAAGAGTGCATGACCGAATGGCTGACCGAACGAGCGGTCGAACGAAAGCGCGGAACCATCACTGCGGAAATGTGGCGCGTCGAATACGAACTAGGCGAACCATCCATCGGCAACCGCGCCATATTGGGCGAAGCTGTGGATGCCATGTTCGACCGGTCGTTAGGCGAGTACGAAGGCGCACCGGGCGAACTGATAGTCATGGAACGACCTGTTTGGCGATGTAACGAAGGCGACGAAATGGGTATTGAGTGCGTACTGCCGAAGGGGATGACTATTCCGCCAGTCACCATTTTCGGGAACCGCGATGGCGAAGGCGATATGGATGCGCTGGACGACGATTCGGAACTGGCGTTTGACTACTCAAACCACCGTGCATTGAACACCGAAACCACAGCACCGAGTCAGCGCGCAGGCGATGCGGGCGAGCGCGCAGCGCACGCGACTACGCTTGTGGACGCACTGTGTCAACGCCATGGGCTGAAAGGCGATTGGGCGCGGTACGTGACCGGCTGCGACTTCGCGAAGGAACAGGACTGGACAATCATTGCGACGTACCGAACCGATGTGCGACCATACCGGCTGGTCGCGTACGTCAGACTTGGACGCATTAGCTGGAAGCTAATGACACGCGCATTGGATGCACGAATGGAAGCGTACAGCGGGCGCACAGTTTACGACCAAACAGGCGTCGGCAATGTAGTACGCGACTACTTGCGGGACAACCGACGCACAGCATCCGGCATGGTATTAACGGGTCGGAACGAAGATGACATGCTGACCGAATACATCGCGGCAGTAGAACGCGGCGATTACAAGAGTCCGTTTATCCGGCACGCGTACACGGAACACAAATACGCAACGATGGACGCCATCTATGGAAGCGACCATTTGCCTGACACCGTTTGCGCGAATGCGCTGGCGCACCGCGCGACGCGTCGTGCGCGACGACGGTTCGGCGTAGCTGGATAATGAGGATGCACAATGGGATTGGTAACCAGCGTCAAAACCTTCTTCACTATTGGCGGGCAGAAATCGGCTGCACCAATCCCGCGCGGTAGTTCGTCCAGTACAGTTCTGATGCCGCGCACGCGGTACAACTACGAAGGCGACATCACTGGCAGCGGTTCTAGCGGCGTAATGGGAACGTCGATTGTCGCAGCGGTATTGGGATGGATTGCGCGCACGTTTCCCGAAGCGCCGTTGGTTGTCGAAAAGCGCACGGCACCGCGCCAATGGGAAATCGTTGACGACCACGATTTGGCGATACTGGTTGAACGACCGAACGACTGGTATTCCGGCGTCGCTTTGTGGACGGCAACGATTCTGGAATGGTGGATGGATGGCAACGCGTACTGGTTGAAGCGACGTGACAGTTCGCTGAAACCAACCGAACTATGGTACGTGCCACACTGGATGATTGAACCGAAAGGGCCAGACGGCGCGCGCGATTCGGATACGTACATCACGCACTATGAATACAAGCCGTACTACGGCGCACCGGTCACGCGACTGCTGCCGGAAGATGTTGTGCATTTCCGCCATGGACTAGACCCGGCGAACCCGCGCAAGGGATACGGCAAATTCAAGTCGCTGTTCCGCGAGATATTCAGCGACGAAGAAGCGGCGAACTTCACAGCAGCACTGCTGCACAACATGGGCGTTCCCGGCATCGTCATCAGTCCATCCAAGGAGTCAGTCGATTACGAACCGTCCGACGCCGAAGTGCAGGCGACCAAAGAGTACATATCGCAGAACTTCTCCGGCGACCATCGCGGCGAACCAATCGTGATGAAAGGGCCAGTCAGCGTATCGCAGTTCGGGTTCAGTCCAGAACAGATGAACCTTCGCGAACTGCGGCGCATACCGGAAGAACGAATCAGCGGCGTCGTCGGCGTCGCTGCTATCGTCGCCGGGTTGGGCGCAGGATTAGACCGCAGCACTTTCGCGAACTACGCGGAAGCGCGCGAAGCGTCGTACGAAGAGAACATCATCCCATCGCATCGCTTCATGTCAGCCGACCTTGGACTGCAACTGCTGCCCGATTTCGAGTCAGACATTCGAGCGCACCGCACCAAGTTCGACACCAGCGAAGTGCGCATTTTGCAAGAGGACAAGAACGCGGAATCGACCAGACTGATTGCGCAGTTCGACGGCGGCATTGCGACCATGGCGGAAGTGCGCGCCAAACTTGGTCTGGATGTGAAACCGGAACATGAAGTGTTCAGCGTCAAGCTGAATGTCGAATACGTGCGCGCCGACGACTTCGCCGCATTCACGGAACAGTCGGAAGAACCGGAACCAGAACCCGCGCCAATGCCCATGATAGGCGCGCCAGCGGGCGAAGAACCGCAACCCGGTATGACTACACCACCGGGCGCAGAAACGCCGCCAGAATCGCCGCTGGCGGCGTCACAGCGCAGCGGCGTATGGGCGAAGCGAAGTGCGCGCCGGGAAGAACGATTCTTGCGTCTGGTCGAACGGTCGCTATCCGGCGTTCAACGCAAGTTTGAAAGCGCGGTCGCGGCAGAGTACCGACGCTTAGGGCGCGCGGTTGGCGACATCGTTTCGGCAGCGGCACCGAAGGGTTGGAACGAACCGGTTGGTGAGAAGGCGGAACCGCAAGACTGGTTGGATGACCTGATGGACGGCGGCGCGGTTGACGCGCAAGTGAACAAGTCGTTGGCGGCGTTCGGCACGACATTCGGCAAGGCGCACGCCGCGACCGGCGAAGTAGTGTTCGACCAGACCGCGCAGTATTTGGGCGACCGTCTGCCGGATGGTGTGGACATGGAATGGAATGCGGGCGGCAAAGAAGAACGCGCGATTACGCAAGCTGGTGCGAAGCGCGGTTCGTCGTTGAAGTTGAAAGAGAACGTCACCAGCGAGACACGGCGCGCGGTCAAAGAAGGAATCGCAGCAGGCGATTCACCAGCGCAGTTGTCGGCACGGATTGCGAAAGGTGTGGGTTCGACTTCGCGCGCCGATACCATCGCGAGAACCGAAGTGAAGTACGCGCAGAACGTCACGTCACTGGCGGCGTACAAGCGGTCGAAGGTCGTGACCGGGATGTTGGCATTCGACAACCAGACCGGGTATGGTGACGCGGAGTGCAGCGCACGCGACGGGAACGTGTATTCGTTTGCCGACGCCAAACGCATGACTGACGACGAACATCCCAATGGAACCCTAAGCTGGGCACCATTCGTTGGGGAATAGGAACGGTCAGTTGAACAGCAAACGACTCGCGCTTACTCTCGCAACCACCGACGACGATGCTGACGCCAAAGAAGGCGACGTACGCGCGCTATTCGCGACGCTGAACGAAATCGACAAAGACAACGATGTGACGCTACCCGGCGCGTTTGAATCAGGCGCAGCAGTGCGCATCGCTGCGTACGGTCACAACAGCATGGGAATGTCGCCGCAACTGCCGACCGGAAGGGGCGAGATATTCGCTGACGACGAAAAGGCAGTAATGCGCGGGCGGTTCTTTTTGGAAACCACAGCAGGCAAAGACACGTACCTGACTGTGAAGGAAATGGGCGACCTGCAAGAATGGTCGTACGAGTACGACATTCTGGAAGCGGAACCGGGAACACATCGCGGTCAACCAGTGCAGCACTTGAAGAAGCTGAAAGTCCACGGCGTAACGCCAGTGTACCTTGGTGCCGGAATCGGCACGCAGACACTGGACATCAAATCGCTGACCGACCAAGGCGACCAAGTACAGTCACTGGTTGACGCGTTTGTTCTGCGCGCGAAAGAGCGCGCGCAGTATCGGGCGAAAGAAGGACGCACGTTGTCTACAGCCAATCGGAACCGATTGGCGGCACTGGTGGAATCACTGGAAGCAACGCGCGGCGAAATCGCGAAACTGTTGGAAGAAACCGACCCTGAAAAGTCAGCGAAGGAATTGAACCAACTGTACGCGGAGTTCGTTCGTACCGAATCGAAACTGGCGGGCATTGCGCGCGGCGCATAACAACACGAAAGAGGATTCCACCACATGGCGACACTGGTACAAAAGCGCACTGAACTGGAAGCGAAGCGGAAGCAACTGGCCGACCTTTGGGCGGAAGCTGGCGACTCCATCGACATGGAGAAGGTGACCAGCATCAGCGGCACCAGCAGCGAAAAGGCGAAGCAATTTCGCGAGCGCAACGACGAACTGACTACGCTCGCAACCGAAGTCGAAAACCTCGTTGCAGCCGAAGTCGCGCGCCGGGACAGCGCGCTTGACGACGACGACGAAGGCGACGACGGCAAAGGCGCGCCGATTCCCGGCGGCAAGGGACGCGGCAACCGCGACGAACCGGCGTTGTCGTTGGGCGAACTGTTCGTCAAGTCCAAGGCATTCAAGGAATTCGGCGGCAATCGCGGGCCGGAAGTCACGCTGGATTTCTCGAAGAACCTTTCGCAGCATCTGGCGATTTTCCCGCGCGCCAAAGCACTGTTCGACACGACCGCGTACCCGCCGGAATCGACGCGACTTCCCGGCGTCCCGGTCACGTTGGGATTTCAGGAACCGACCGTCGATACCCTGATTCCCGAACTGCGCACCAACCAAGGTGCCATCAAGTACATGGAAGAAACGACCGCGACCAACGGCGGCGCGGCTGTTGCGGAAGGCGGCACCAAGCCGGAATCCGCGCTGGCATTCACGGAGAAGATGTCAGCCGTACGGAAGCTGGCAACCGTGATGCCAGTGACCGACGAAATGTTTGCGGACGAACCGCAGATGCAGGACTACGTGAACCAGCGTCTGCGATTTTTCCTTGACCTGACGCGCGAAGCGCAAATCGTCAACGGCAACGGAACCGCGCCGAACTTGCGCGGCATTCTCGCAACCAGCGGCATCCAGACGCAGGCGAAGGGCACAGACCCGACGCCGGATGCCATCTACAAAGCCATGACGCTGATTCGCACTGGTGCATTCCTCGCAGCCGACGCCAGCGTGTGGAACCCGGCGGACTGGCAAGAAGTCAAACTGCTGCGCACAGCCGATGGCATCTACATCTGGGGCAACCCGGCAGACGGCGGGCCTGACCGCATTTGGGGATTGAAGGTCGCGCAGACAACCAGTCTGCCGGTCGGAACCGCACTGGTCGGCGCATTCAACGCATCCAGCGCGAAGTTCCGGCGCAGCGAAATGTCGTTCGCGGTCAGTGACCAGCACGCCGATTTCTTCATCACCAACAAGCTGATGCTGCGCGTTGAAGAACGACTGGCATTCGTCGTGTTCCGACCCGCTGGTTTCTGCACCGTAACCGGCGTCTAGTTCGCAGCATTGTGCGTGTCTAGTCCCGCGCACAATGGACGACGATAGTTCCCGGCGCTGATTACTGCCAAGGGTCAGCGCCGGGAACTAATGAAAGGAACCAACACAATGGCAATCATCGAAGGCGCACGAAGTCGCGGCGCAGCAGGCGGGCACAATGCGACCGGCGGATTGGGCATCTTTGAATCGCCGGGAGTACCGGCGTCGGGATTCCTGAACGGAACCGCTGCGAAGGGCGCGCTGTGTTCCGACACAACGAACGGCAAGCTGTACGTCAATACAGGCACACTTGCGGCGACCGTCTGGACGGTAGCAGGCGCGCAGACCTAGGCGGCGTTGACGCGGCGCTAGTCGCTTTACAGGGTTCCGACTCTAAACAGAACCCTGTTCCAACCAGTGAAAGGAACCAAACAAAATGCCGACAATCGAAGATGGAACCCGGCGCAAGTCAGGGTTCAAGCCGGAAGCATTTGCCGAAGGCGAAGAAACCGTCGTCGTGATTGACCGCACTGGCGCGGAAGTCGCGGTCGAAGATGCGAGCGAAGGTGGCGTCATCCTTCGCGGCGAAGATGCCGACAAGTACCTTGCGGGCGAACCGGTCGCTGTTTCCGGCGTCGGTTGGGTTACCGCTGATGGTGGTTTCTCGCACGCGAAACCGGAAGAAGAACCGGCACCACCGGCGCGCAGTGCGCGTCCCGATAACGAACTGCCGGAAACACCGGAACCGAAGAAGTCGGGCGCGAAACCCGACGACAAGTAGCAGCAGAACTGGCGCGTCGGATTCGTGAACTGTAACCGGCGCGCCAGTTCGTTGAACCAAAAGGGGCGAACAGTTGTCCAACCTGACTGTCGTTGAATTCCGCCAGCACTTTGAAACCGACCTACCAGACCCGGCGTTGCAGCGGGTCATTGATGGCGTGGAAGCGGAAATTGCGGCAGTCATTGGCGCACCGGGCGAACGCACAATGACGTTCACTGGCGGCGAACCGAAAATCTTTTTCCCGCAACCAGTCGCAGCTATCAGCGCGATTAGCGAAACGCAGTACAACACGACGACGGTACTGGTTCCCGCAGATTACTGGTTGGAAGATGGCGGGTATTGGGTTGCTCGAATGCACGACGGTCTGGCGGGCAGATGGGGACACCGGGCGGCGATAACGTTCACACCGAAACCAGCAGATGCGCGCGTCAAAGTCGCGACCATTGATGTCACCAAAATCGAACTGCAACACAACGGCGTACTGTACGAAACTGCGGGTTCCAGTCAGACGCAAATGGGCGATTGGTTGAAGGCGAAACAGCGCATCATTAGCGGACTGAATCGGCGCATTGGTGTCGCATAATGGGCGCACGCAGTCAGATGACAATGCGCGTCGATATTGACCATGACGTTGCGCCGGATGACCCGTACGGTAATCCGATGCCGCCACAATGGGAAATACAGTACGACGACCAACCGTGTTTCGCATGGACGACTGCGCGCGAAGAAGTCATGTCCAACAACCAGACCATCGTGCTGGAAAACTTGCGCGTAATGCTGCCCAAAGAAGTCGGCATCAACGAGCGGTATCGAATGAACAGCATTCGCGACCGAATGGACTTGGTGACATTTGAAGGGCCATTCGACATTAAGTCGGTCGAATGGAAGCGCGACCATTGGGAATGTGCGCTGGAACGAGCGTCTGGATGAAAACCACAACGCATCGCGCAGGCGACGGGACGCTGACATTGACGACGCGCTTTGACGAAGTGCAGGACGCCGGGAAACGGGCGGCACAAGACGCAATGGATGAAACCATGGCACTGTGCGTCCAGCGGGCGAAAGCGACCGTGCGCGTCGATACAGCGGCACTGCAAGGGTCAATCATGTTCAAACCGGCGCACTATGAAGGCGACATGCTGGTTGCCGAATGGGGCAGCTTCGGAATCGAGTACGCCATCTATCAGGAAATCGGGCCAGTCTCTGGTTCCCGGTCATGGGCATTCACGCCATACTTGCGACCGGCACGCGACGCGGAATATCCTCACATCGTTGAACGCATCGCGAAACGGATGACCAAATGACGGCACCAATTCC